TAGTTGCCACATCCACCAAAGATCATCGTCGAAGTGTCCGCCCCAATCGTCTATGTGAAGATGACGATTCAATTGGATTTCATTTTCTTCGTCATCACTGTATTCATTATCACTATTACGTTCCGCCGCGTGGACGTATTCATTCCAAACCATTATTTCTTATCCTTGATGCCCGTGAGGGAAAGTGAAGTGGATTCCTTTACTGGAAGACTATCGAGTATAGCCTTTAACACACTTTCAGCCTGTTGTTCATTACCATTGAAGTAGTTCACAAGACCTTCCATCACGGTGGTCTTATTAAGGCCAGTCTTTCTGGCACTTTTACGAACGGAAATTTTCCCCTTCTTAAGGTTAATGGCGTCGAGACCGTTATCCATCATGAGCTTTTTCACTTGCAATTTGAGGGATTTCTCGGCCTGAACGAGGATCTTTATATCTTCTCTGGCTTCTGTAATTTGCTTGTTTAATTCAACCAATTTAGAGACGCTGTTTGAGAGTTCGTCTGAAGGAACTTGAGACATTTATATATATTTAATACGTTATTCTTTAAGTTTAGGCGCACAAACCACGTTGCATCGTGTCTGGTGCAATAGTGGAGTTGTTCCACACGAAGGGATCCTTGGGGTTTGGTGGGTCGGCGCGAATTTGTTGGTTCGCGTTACGAAGAGCACCACCGATGGTTTCTGGGTAGCCGGTTTGTTGGCGTGGTTCGAGGAAGTTTTGGCCGGAAAGGATGTCATCTGGGGCAAACTCACCGAAGTCCTCCTGAGGCGCGACTTCACGTGGCAACAAAGAAGAGGCGAGGCCAGTACCCGCCTTCATTTCGCAACCAACACCGGCTTCGGCCGATGGACCGACGGCATCAATGCCACCGATGCCCGCATATTCGGTGTGCTTCACGCTGTAGCTGGAACGGTTATTGGAAACCATGAGGTAAATCACAACCACGATCGCAAGGGCGACGATCGCTTGACGTGGCGTGACCTTTTTCATCTTCATCATCTTTTATATATAGAAACAATTTTTTTATTCATCATCTTCAATCACGATGTCTTCTGGGTAAGCCTCAATTTCTGGTTCTGGTTCGGGGGTTGGTTCTGGTTCTGGCTCCGGCTCAGGGGTTGGCTCTGGCTCCGGGTTCAGTTTGACCTGGACCAAATTCCAAGATGGACCGAATGCCTTCTTCGCGAACCAAAGACCCGCGTACTCGAGCATGATAGTACACGACGTGCCTGGGGAAAATGCTTCAATTTGCGTCATTTGCTTCGACGCGTCGAACACCTTCGTGGCTGGAATTCGTTCCGCCGAAATTGTATCTTCCTTCGTGTACACCTTATTGATGGTCTTTTCCGTCAACTTCTTACCGAACCACGTCTCACTGTTTTCAATTGCGGACGTCAAGTTCTGGGTATGGATGGCCTCAATCTTTTCGACACCCGTTGCATCAGAGATGTCGAACGTGACTTCACCGGATACATCATCGACGACCTTCACGTTCTTCACCTGTACATAGCATCTTTTCTTATCTTCGGTGAGAGCATTCACGTGATAGAGACCATCTTCGCCCTTCGAGAGAGATCCGTAAATCATTTTATAGTTCATATACGGTTCAAATCTTTAACCCCTATAAATGGTATCATGGCGGATTTGCGTATAATAGGTTTTGGAACCCATGCATCGCGTGCTGGCTTAAATCCATAAAGGGTTTCCTCTAGTTTTATCTTTTCTGGTAAAGGAATTGGACGCTTTGGCCTGTAATTAAATTCATTTTTAACGTAGTTTTCTGATTTGTTTTTGACCCAGTTGAGTTCTTCTGTGTTGAAGCGCATATTACCTTGTGTTTTGGTAAAACCCGAGAGATTTCCCATATTATGAGAAGTTTTAAGTCCATGCACGTATTGTTTTGAAATCTTTTCCGGATCGGGGGTCGTCGTAAATGCCGTGTATTTCTTGGGATTCACTTTCTTCGCGTTTGACATTTTCACGTTGCGAAACACCGCGCGCTTTTTTGTGACTTTCTTAAGCGGTATGCCGACCTTTTTCATGATATCTTCCATCGAGTCATTTTGAAGAATCTTTCGCTTGGTAACGAGGCGGGCAAGTTTAATCATTCGCCGACGATCTTTTTCTTTCTTTTCTGGTGCACGAAGGCCTAGTTTCTGCATGGTATACGAGTCTTCGATGAGAAACTTTTTAGATGCAAGTTTGATGTTATCGAATTTACCGATAACGTATTTGCCCGTGATTTTGAATATATCGAGTGCCTGTATCTGGTCATCACCTACTTCAAATCCAAATTCACCGGGTCGCATAAATGCTATGTCAAGTATACCACCCATATTAATGGGTTCGATACGCCCAGTCTTCGGTGAATACACACGAGCTTTCATGTCGAGGGTGAAGAGCTCGATATCCGCGAGTGTGTCTGGTCCCTTTTTTGAATCCTTTTTCTTTGGAATGAGGGTGTATCGGCGGGTCACATATGGCCCCTTGTTCGCAAACCCGAGACCAATGAATCTACCTGGTTTTCCTCGCCCCTCTTGTACGAGCTTCGCAAATCGCGTGTTTACACGTTTCGAAATTTCACCAAGTTTATTCCATAGTAAAAGTTTCACCGCTTGAAGTTTTCCAAAAAACTTAGCATCTGGTTTGAATCTGGGTGTGAACTTGGTGTCTATATCGAGCGTCATGATTCTCTGCGTTGGTTCTAGGTACGAATTCACTGCATCGCCACCCGATAAAATCAAATCACCGACGGGATTCAAAAACGCCGTGAGTTCGTCGATGATCGCATATATTTCATAACGAAGTATGTCCGTGAATATAACACTCGCGAAGTCTTTGAAATCTTCATCCTTGTGAACGCGGTGCATTCTCGCCCTGAATTTGGTGACATCATCTTTATCATAGAACTTCTTGAGTACGGGGTCGTTATGAAACAGTTTCTTTGTCCTGAAACGATTTATGACCCCAGCTGAGTACTCGGCTTGATCCATATTATTAGTACATTACATATTATTTCAACAAGCTTAAAGATGTGATACCTAAGTAAAACATAAAACGAGATGTCTTTTGAATCTGTCCTCACCGAAATTGCCGCTCTCCGTAACGACGTCAAGTCCTTGACCAAGATTGTTCGTAAGATCAAGGCCAAGCAAGACGATCCAGACGGAACCAAGGCTGCTTCTCGTGCGAAGAACAACGGTTTCAACCGAGAACAAGCTATCTCCCCAAAGCTTGCTGATTTTCTCGGCGTCGAGGCCGATAAGCTCGTCTCCCGTTCGTTCGTTACTCGCGCGATCAACAAGTACGTTACTGAGAAGGGTCTCAAGCACCCAGAAAACGGTCGCGTTCTTGTTCTTGACGACAAGCTCCGTACTCTTCTTGACCCACCTGCGGACACGCAAATCACGTTCTTGAACTTGCAAAAGTACTTGAGCCCACACTACACCAAGGTCGAACAAACTGCTTAAAAAAATATACACTTATCATATAAAATGTTAATCGACAAGGCATCCGTCGAAACCCTTGTTGGTACAAAGATATCTAAGATAGATTTGTACCAAAAAGCATTTACACATAAATCTTCGTTGAAAGAAAATGAAAATCTGGAATCATTTGAGACGCTTGAATTCATAGGGGACTCTGTATTAGGATTCGTTATCACAAAATTTCTGTTTGATAGATACGAGAAACAAAGGGAAGGATTTCTCACAAAAGCTCGCACTAAACTTGTGCGAGGTGAGACGCTTGCAAATATTGCGATGAAGCTCGAAATGTACAAATGGGTTCAAATGGATGAGAAGGGTATGCGCAACGAATGGTTCAAAAATCCAAAGATTTTAGAAGACGTGTTTGAAGCATTCATAGGCGCGATATACATGGACCTAGGGCTTCTACACGCAAAACGATTTATTTTAAACATTTATGAGAATCCTCAACTCGTGAATATGCAATCCATCATGGTTGATGATAACTACAAAGATCATCTCATGCGTTATTGTCAAACACATGGACACCCTTTGCCAGATTATCGGGTTATTTCACACGATAATGGCATATTTTATGTAGACGTATACGTGAACAATGTCATTCTAGGTAGAGGTTTTGCTAAAAACAAAAAACAGGCTGAACAGAACGCGGCAAAGTATTTTTTCTATCCAAATTGTAATATAGTACAATAAAGTGTAGATATGCTTAAAAAGTAAATTGTAATACATATTAGGATGCATCCAAATGTCGCAAAGTTGATAAGTAAAACGTATGCGGAACAAAGATCGCAAGAATGGCTCGACTTGAGAAAAAACATGCTCACAGCGAGTGATTGTGCCACAGCCATAGGGGAAAACAAGTATGAGAAACCATTTGATCTACTTCTCAAAAAGTGTGGAAAGGGTAAACCTTTCACTGGAAACGCGGCGACCGAGCATGGGAATAAATACGAAGACGAGGCTCGTATTCTATATGAACAGAGACACAATGAGGTCGTACACGAGATTGGTCTCGAACCACACCCAAAATACCCATGGCTCGGTGGGTCACCTGATGGTATCACGGAGAGCGGAAAGCTCGTAGAAATTAAGTGTCCAATGTCCCGCCAAATTTTACCGGAGGTCCCGAAACATTATATGCCACAGTTACAATTATGTATGGAGATTTTAGACCTAGAAGAGTGTGATTTCATCCAATATAAAAATGCCGATTTTAACTGGCCGAGACCCGAAGAGTTTGTGGTCGTGCGCGTTCCGCGAGACAGGGGTTGG